AGGTTGGCAAAAGCATGATCGATAAATTGCAGCAAGCGCGTTACACCATATTAGCCAAAGCGGGTCAAAGTAAAATTGCGCAAGCGCTGAATTGGTTGAGCCGACACTTTGTGACGGGGGCAGCACAGGGATTTCCTGCGGGGGCGGCGATACCGGGGGCAGTAGCGAAATTCGGTCTTCCCGCAGTTAGGTCAGTGACGCAGATAATGGGCAACATAAGAAGTGGTAAGCGCGCTTTACACGGTATAAGCCTGAAGACTCCAATGGGGGAAACCGCTAAAGGCGGATTGCCCGGGTTTGCTAGTGGTTATATTCCTAATTTTGCAGGAGGGGGGCTTGGAGCGGCTATTGGTAGAGAAAAAGCGGCAGGAGTCCCTTCGGCGGCTATTCGTATTAATACCTCTCCACGATTTCAAAGCCCACGGAACCCAGCAGGGCTAGCTGTTACTAATAAAATAGATGAACCAAGAGGATTGAAGGATGTGCCAAACTTTGCTACCTCCCCTTTTAAAGGCGTCAGCACCAAGGCTATGGCGGATCTTGGATTCCCTCGCACCAAAGCAGGTGTTGCTGACTACAAGAAGCATTTAGCCAAAGGACCGGGCGGCGGCTTCGGGGGTATGGCTCTTATGATGGGCGCTCCTATGATCGGAGGCATGGCGGAGCAAGCAATAGGAGGGCGAGCAGGAAGCATAACTGGCGGAGCTTTGACTGGCTTAGGGACTGGTGCAGGTATAGGCTCAATGATTGCCCCGGGAATAGGGACAGCAATTGGTGCGGCGGTCGGAGGTATAGGCGGGTTAGGTACTGCGGCGCTTATGAGCGCTCAGTCTTTAGATGGTTTATCTAAGGAATTAAGCGAGTTTGACTCGACGATGCAAAAAACCGGATCCGCGGGAGAAGCTTATATTCAGGCAATGAAAGATATAGGCACGGCTTCCAACGAAAAAGATTTGGCTAGTGCCACCAAGCAAGCTGAGCAAGCCATGAAACAACTTGCTGGAACAGACCTTGAGAAAAAATTTCTAGAGGCAGGAGTTAATGTGGGTTCAATGACATCAGCATTAACTTCTTATACTGACGTGTTGCTGGAGGAAAGAAAAATCAAAGTGGGTACACTCGGTATAACGCAGTTTGGGAAAGAGCAAAAATTTGGGACTAAAGAAATGCAATACGCGCCGGAACATTCTATAAGGGCTCTGAATCGAGAAGATTTTATAAAGGAACACGGATATGATCCTAAGACAACTGCCGGGCTACATCAGGAAATAGAAAAAACCCTGTTTGACGCTGATAAGTTTACGCGAGCCAATCCAGAATTTACAGAAATGTTAGTGGGCGGAATGACCGCGGAGCAAATCGACGCGTTAAGGAAAAAGTTGGGGCGTCAGTTAGCTGGCGAATCGTTCGAAACTACATTGCTAGAAACATTTCAAGAGTTGGGGTCCAAAGGGGTGAAAGAAATGACCTCTACACAGTTAGCGGAGTTTAAAAAGTTTATAACCGCTTTGGATGGAATGTATTCGATGACCGCGTTTGAATTCTTAAAGGGATTTGAAGATATGCAGAAATCTCTAGCTGCCGGTAAGAAAGGCGGGGGCCGCAGCATCATTGATAATGCTAAAAAAATCCAAACAGAATTTCTTCAAACTATGAGCGGATTTATGAACCCCTACTTGAAGATGATTGAAGATATTTCTTCGCTTACTACGGAAATTGATATCAATATCGCAGAGAGAGCTGCTATTTTACAAGGGCGCCTTTCTTTGTTGTCGGGAGCCCTGTCTCCCACTGAAGCGGCTGGTATGCGTCGTAGTGCGGGAGAAACCGTTATTGAGCAAAAAAGGAGCACAACGGCTGCTAAGTTTAATCAAACTAATTTGAGTAAAATCAGAGGGGCCATGGAGACGCGCGTTGGTAAAGGGGCGGAAGGTTTTGCTGAGCTTGCCGAAGTTTTAAATACTTTTATGTCTGGAGATATCAACGCGGGACTTGATATGCTAGAGGGCAAAGCAGGCCAAAGGGTCGGCGGTAAGGTGGAATATGCGCAAATTCAAAAGGTTGCTAGCGAATTAAGAATAACATGGGATAAGGCGTCGGCTGTTGTAGATAAAGAAGAGCGCCTGAATAGAATCAAATTTAAGATTGAAGAAATAAAAGCACGTAACCTTGAAAGAGAGAGAGATGCCCTCCTTCAGCAGAAAAAAATTCAAAGCGGCTCTGATCTTCGGATGGCTCAGTTGCGTACAGGCGCTGATGTGGCTACTGCTGGCTTGCAGTTTCAACTTGCTAACTCACGTACCTTTCAAGGAATGACGGGCGTAGAGAAAATCGACAGGCAGTCACAGCTAGAGGGGGCCATTAGGGCCATTAATCAAGGTGTTGCGCGTCAACAGATCGAGGAAAAAGCTAAATCCGATGCTCTAGATTTAAAGATGCGAGAAGATTTATTGAATGAGACGAAAAAGGATGTAGAGAGAAAAATTGAATTAATAAGCGCAATAAAAATAGAAACGAGTATAACCGAGCAAATGATCACCCAGCAGCAAAAGCTGGTCGAAGCATTAAAAACTAATACTCAAGCATTAATAGACGAAGGATTAAGGTCCCAAGGCAAAGATCCCGAGAAAATGAGAGAAAACGCCGCTAAAATGCAGGCCTTTAAGGAGAAAATCAAGTCAGGGCTAAACTCGCTAGGTAAAAAAGCATATGAGTGGGCGAAAGACGTTGACATGCCGTTGGATCCGATGACTACTACCACCACTGGTGGAGCAACAACCAAGGTAATACCCGGAACAGGAAGGGGGCTTACCTCGTTCATGGGGCTTCCTATGGGAACGGGTGGCGGCCAAAAGGGCGGCAAAGCTGAAAGTCCAACGATTGTACTTAAGGAAGTTGAGGACGCACGAAAGGCACTAGTAGCTTTATCAGAGAGCGACAACGATTCTATTAGGCGAGCTGCCAAAGGTTTGTTAATACAATTAGATTCGACTAAGGATATAAATAAAGAAGAAGAGAGAAGGCAAGAACTAATAGCAAAAACCACAGACCTCCTGAGAAAACAACAGGCGATTTTGGATACAAAGTTTAGCGCAGGTTGGGCCACAGGAATGGGTAAAGTACGCGAAGAGGGAGAAACAATATTTAATTTGTTGGGCGAACAGCTGCCAGTTCAACTCAGAAATGGGTTAGTTAATGCAATGGAGGCCGGGTTAGATGGAGCACAGAGTATTGGTGATGCTATGAGAGCTATGGCGGTTGATGTTTTGAAGATGATTCGTGGCGCATTTTTACAGAAGATTGCTACTAATATTGTGGGAACCATGCCGGGTGGAAAAAAACAAAAAGGAGGCTTTATTCATGCTCAAGGAGGTTTATCTGTTCCCGGTTCAGGGAGCGGAGACAAGATTCCTATCATGGCCGAACCTCACGAATATGTGTTGAATAGAAACGCAGTAGCAGCCATGGGAGGACCGGCCGCTTTAGATAAAATTAATTTTGGGGCAGCCCCTCGCTTTGGGGGCCGCATGGCTTTAAATGAAGATCCCTTGAGTAGTAGAATGAGTGGCCTTTATTATGCCACTGGTAGTCCAGAGTTGGACGAGTTATTGGAAAGCATGAGAGCCAAAGAGGAAAAGCGCAAAGCTAAAAAAGCAGAAAAAAGAGCGCTTTGGACAAGCTTTGCTACCATGATGGCCAGCGCAGCTGTGTTTAAAGGAATGGATGTAGGAAAAGAAAAGTATGGTAACTGGAAGGCGCGCCGGGCGAGCGAACATATCTATGGCCCCGGGGGTCCGGGATCAGCCGCAGGGCCACCTATCCCGTCCACACTGCGCGCGGATACGGGCGAGTGGCCTAAGCAGCAAAGGGGAGGCGCAATGAGGCGTTATGGCCTAGGAAGCGGCTACCAAGCGGGAGGGTCTGTGCGAGGCCTCTCGGCACCATCCTCTAATACAAACAATATTAGTATTAATATCTCCACTGGCGCAAATAATGCAACAGAGGAAAACAGCACACCTCAACAAGGTGGACAAGATATAAATTCCGACAATGGGAGCAGCAATAAAGAATTCGCAAAAAGAATATCAGATGCAGTCAAACGGGTTATTGTTGAGGAGCAGCGAACCGGTGGAAGTTTGAGCCCCGGAGCTAGGAGAAGGTAATGGCAAAAAACGCAGTACCAAGCTATGAACAACAATTTTTCGTAAACGGTACGGGTTTATCTGGTATTCGTGATATCAATGCAGGCTATACTGTACCTGAAGAAAGGATAGACACTTTAGGGGCTGGATTTGTGCGAAATATTTATGCTGGACCTCTACAAGGGAGCCTGTCTTTTGCTAGAGATATTTTGTATGATGACCCTATTTTAAGATTTACCGGAGAGTCCCCCCTTTCAGGTACTTTAATATATGATACTGAATTAGATGGAGGCGGGGAGAAGGTGCTGGGCTTTAATACGGGTTATTTGACAGATTATAGTGTGAATTGTGCTATCGGGGATGTACCTACTGTGGATTGTTCTTTTGTTAGTTTTGGGCGGTTTGGAAGCGGTATTAGGGGAGGAGATTTGGATTGTTCTGGACAAGCCCCTTATGCTGCTGTTAATTTTCAAAAAGAATATTTTGCATTTGCTAATCAGGGGTCTATCGAATGCGGTTTAAATCAGTCTGGAACAAACAGGGTTGTGCAGGCTGCACAAAGCTACACAATTCAAAGAGATCCTATTTATGACCTTTCTCAGAAGACTGCGTCTGACTTAACGGGAGGCGCTGGCTTTACGCCTGCTGAGGTGCTGACAAATTACCCTATAGAGGTAAGAACAAATTTTACAGTAGAAGTTGACGATTTCGAAACGGCCAATATTATGGATACGATACGAAGCGGTCATTATGAAACAATACAACTAAAAATTAATAAAAGTTCGGATGGCATAGAGAGTCTTACAGATAATACAAGAGACGCATTACAAGACAGTGTGCCAGCAGACCTGCTCGATAACGGGAGGCGCACGTTATATAATTTTAGAAGCGTAACCGGGCAACTAACATCAGAAAATATCAGCACATCCATTGATGGTGTGTTGAGTGTAAATTTAGAATTCGTAGATTTTTTAAATAAGGAACTTTAATATGGGACAAATTGGCAGTTATACTGAGATGAGCGCCGCACCTGCGGTGGATGATTTGCTTTTTATAGCAGACGCAAGCAACAGCAATCAGATCATGAAGATTAAAACCAGTACTCTTCATAAGGCCCCCGTATTTATGGGGGGTGCTGCAGGAGGAGATTTATCTTTAGGTGATGGTGATGGAGATATAGGTATTACACTTGAGGACGGTGGTAATGTAGGTATAGGCAATACAAGTCCTGCTTCTAAATTGGATATTAAGACAACCGTTTCCCCTACCGAAGCATCACAGTCCCTCTTAAGGCTATACGCTACTGCTACTGATAGTTATCCTTATATGGAGTTTCGGAACGATGTTCAACGGTTTCAGATTTATGGTACTCATGGTTCGCTCAACAATGCTTTTACAATATACGATAAGACAGCTCCCGGGCATCGTTTAACTATTTTAACTGACGGTAAAACAGGGATATCCAATACTACTCCATCCTCTCTATTGACCGTGGGTGATGCGACCGATGGGAGCACACCTAGTTTTCGTCTTATGGGGGGTACGCATAGTTCAGGCCCTGTCATAGGTCCTTATAGTGTCTATCTTTATTCTGATGGTACTAATGGTCCCGGAATACAATCTTCTAGTGCTCTGCACATAATGAGAAATGTCTCAAGCTCTAGCCGAAAGACTTATTTTTATTATGATAACGGAGGTACTTATAAGTCCCCTTTGGTGGTACTGGCAAATGGAGCTACTCGACGAGTAGGAATAGGAATTGAGAGTCCGGATACTAATCTTCATGTAGAAGGTACGGGCACAATGGTTAAGATTAACGCTACGAGTGGCAATTCAAGTTTTCAGTTATCAGATTGTTTCTTTATTAATGAGGCGGCAGCCGGTACATACTTGCAAATTAAGGGTACTAACAATACTCCAAATCAAGCCAAAGGCATTGTTATTAGCAAAGGTACTGGATATATAAATATAGGGTCTAGTTGGCAAGACTCTACTACTCCGGATTTTCTTTATCCTTTGGCTATTGGTAATTTGCATGATAAGAGCAGCGACTCACGAACCGCGAAGACAACCGCCGCTTATATAGCTTCGAGCAGTAGTACTGGCGTACGGCTGGCATTGGTGGCTAACGCTGCTAATGATGATACTGCGGCGATTGGCTATGCTGCTGCTAATCAATTTAATTGGCTTGCTGGCTCTTTTGAAGATACTTCTGTAGAATATTTTGGTATTACAACACTCGGAGGTACGGCCGTCACGAGCCCTGATAATACTGTTTTTTATAGTACTTTAGAAACCAACACTGTTTATATAAATGGGGCTACATCAGGAAATGCCAAAGGCGGTGTCAATGCCAGCAACACTCCGGCTGCATTCGGTACTGCGGTAGGTAATGGGGGTGCAGGTCCTACTAACGCTATCGACGGATCTGGCCAATATAATGTTGCGAGTCTGACGATGGGTGGGAGCACAAATATAGTTACTGTGGCTTTTGCAAATGATTTGGCTGCTACGGGCGATGGGAGTACTTATACAGTGATGGCCAGTGGATTTGATGGCGGTAATAGTCAAGTCATGTGGGGCGAAGCAAGTTCTAAGGCAACAGGGAGTTTTGTCCTGACTTTTCAAACAGCAAGCGGTACTCCCGACCTAAAGGCAACTAATGTCAAATGGACTTGGGCAGTATACGGTGCAAAGCATAAAGCTTAAGAATGGCTAAATTCATAAAATATGAAAAAGCATTATTGGAAATTGAAGGCAAAAGCATTTTTGCCGAGAGTGCTACTTTAGGCGTTGAAGCGTCTGTTACCCCTGTCGAAAATATTACAGGCAGTGTTATCAGATATGCTCCTACCGCCCCCTTGAAGGGGACATTAGAGTTTAGTCATTATTTGACGGGGGCACTTCACCCTTTTCTTAATCCTTTAACTGCTGTAGAATGGACAGGTGAACCATTAGGGGGTAGTTTGGGTGGAATTGAATTTAGTAGCGGATATATCAGGGACCTTTCTTTTTCGGTAAGGCCTTTTCAGCCCATTGAGGTACAATCTTCCTTAGATATTTATGGAGAACTAAGCGTAGCGGTATCCGGTAAAAGCGATAGCGCAATGAGAGGTACACAGGAGGAGCCTAGAACAATTGGGCATGGTGCCCGTACATATGCTGCAGGCACCGACATTGGGGTGAACAATCAATTAGGGTTTAGTTATTCTGTTACAACTGAGCGCAACCCTGTGGTTCCAATTGGAAGCGGCCTTCCAATAAGGGTAACAAAAGAAAATGTAAGAATCAACATGAATGTTGAAGGGGAAGATTTGGGGAACGTGTTGACCACCACAGGTTATGAGGCTACCTTGGACATTTATATTCACGACGTATATGCAGATGCAGGCGCTACAGCTATTGGTCGTTTTGGGTGCACAGGACAAGCCTTTTCTCAAAGTATTTCAGTAGGAACCAATGGTTATATGAGGGGTTCAATTAGTATATCTCAAGCATATTTAACAGGCAAAAGAACAGTATGATTTTAAATTCTGGAGCAACTAACATTCAAGGTGTAGAGCCCTTTGCTATTGGGAGCACTTACGAGAAAAATGATATTGTTTATTTCAGTGGCTATAATGTTGGTGCGACACAAACCACTTGTACAGAAGCTCAATCAGGCCATTATTATTATACCGGCACAATAAGTCAAGTCGCCGCGGCCTCCAATACCCCCGTTGCTACTACTTCCAACTGGACGCAGGACTTTTACTTTGAGCCCTCTTATGGGGCATCAGTGAATTACGAGACGAGCTACTATGGAATTAAATATGGCGATGGCTACTTTAACTTTCTTAACCGTAGCGAAAACGCCTTAAAGGCAACATTTAACGTTTCGTTTGAGAAGCGTACCGATAAAGAAACCAAGGCGTTACTCCATCTTTTAGACGACTCATTTAATAAAGGGGAGCGTCCAAGTGGGGGGTACACCGGCATCAACTGGACGCCGTTTAGCCCTTATGATTTGGAAGCAAGGTTTTTTGTAGAGGGTTTTGACCACCACTATGACTCTCCAGATGTTAACACGGTATCCACTTCCTTTTTCAACGAAACCAAAAGTTTAACCGATTGGCAAAGCTTTGCAATTCCGTGGAGTGGTACCCGCCAACATTATACTCCTACCGGGGAAGCGTACTATAAGCATGATGCGGTCTTTTTTGAATCGACAAATGCTGGGGACTCCGCTAATATGACGCCCTTGCAGTCTGGGTGGTATTATTTTACAGGAGAAGCCCCTACAACGGGAATAAGTTCTGATAGTTATAACAGCCCCAGTGGGGCCGGAACACTTTGGACCAAGGATCGTTTTTATTTTGATGTAGAAGCCGGGTTAAATATCAAACAGAACCCGCGCTTTACAAAACCTCAACTTCAAAATGAGTTTTATGTTAGAATGAAAGATGGGTTAAACAAAAATCTGTTGACCTTTTCTCTTCAGTTGACTGGACGCACAGATAAAGAAGCCAAGGCTATCATTCATTTTTTAGAACATCATAGAGGCACCGATTTGATTAGGTTTACATTGCCAGCTCCTTATAATTTTTCAGACGAGGTTTTTATTTGTCAGAGATGGAACCATTCATTAAAATTCAAAGACAATAACGATATAACAGTAGAATTTTTGGAGTTTCCTATAAATTACCTCACGGCAGAAGACGAGTTTAACACTTTAATTACGGTGGTTAATCGTCCGGTGTTAGGAAGTAAGGGGGCGATTTCTACTCAACAAAGGCCAGAGAACACTGCGTTTGTATCGAACACAGGTTTATCTACCTATGTTGTAACTGGGTTTTCCCTGCGGACAGGATTTTATTTGACTAATAGTGGGCGCCATTCTCTTGAAACCCGTATAGAGCGTAATGATGCTTTTAAGGCTTTTGAGTTTCCTAGCGGAATAAATGAACCCATACCCATTCCTCCCGGCAACAATGCTTTTATTCCGTTTTATTTTAATGGGATGTTAGATAATCTCTCCGGACCAAGCGCTGGTACCGGACCGTTTAATCACGGGATTTATACCACCTCCCTATCTATTACTAGTATTAGTGAGGCAGATGGGGTGGCAGATATCAGTGGCCCTATCACACTAGGCATAACGGGATATGTGACAGGGCTTGGAGTTGGTAATCCTTTTAGGGGAATCGTGGATGACAACCCGGGGAACCCCGAGAAATTTTTAATAAAAACAGGGATTTATGACACAAGCTCAGGTTACCCAAGAAATTTTTTAACATGGCGCGTGCCTGAAAGCGGCTACTATACAACCCGATACAGCATACAAAACTCAGAAGACAATAGCAACTGGACTGGCGTTGATTATGATAATGTAAATTATCGTTACATTACTGATTCTTACGCAGGGGGCACTGTAGAGACCAATCTGTATACTGGAGCAATGGTACCTCCTAGTCTTATCACCGAAGCAGGAGATGGAGCAAATTTAAGGGACCCGCTAAATACGGGAGTACGCCAACCTAGCTCTTATATGCACACTGGTTTCCTCGGGTTTAATAAAGATTACTATTATAGAATGCGGGCAGAGCTTCAAGGGGTTGCGGGAGGCGCGGGACATAATTCCATGTGGGTATACGCTAGCGGAACTAATGATCTTAACCAAATAGTGTCGGAAGACGTCGAAACAGGGTTGACCGCGGGATCTACTACTTATACGCAGGATCGTATTAAGATTCCTACAGGACCTAAACAGCCGTTGGTGATATATCTGGACGATGGAGAAACAAACATCAATTTGAGCGGTAAATTTGATGAGGCGCTAGTAAATAGAAATATGGTTGAACAGGTTGGAGGAGAAGACACGACTTCCCCTGCTACAGGGATATATGCAGATAATTTTACAGGCGTCCAATATGTCTTGCGAGAAAGTCATCTTGTTGGGGCCGATGCAACAACCCAAGATATCAGCGTGACCTTAAGCAGTACCTTAGCAGATGCAGCGAGCACTATGTCTGTTAATCCGGTGACCACCCTTCTTGAAAATGGGGATATTGTTTATTTTGGGGATGACACTTTCACGTTAAGCGCTGATGCTAGTGCGGGAGATACATCTGTCGCCGGGACCGCCGTGGTAGCCTCTACACTGGCAGCCGGAACGGTGGGCACCTGTAATACTAATTTAGGTGCTATTGAAAATGGTTATCAATTGTTAACAGGGATTAGTCCTACCCATAGTACAAAACCTATCGCAGAAACTCCTACTCTTTTAATTATGAAACAAGGCTCTGCTATTGTGGGTAAAGGAGGAGATGGGGGTGATGCAGGCTTTACTTATGTTCAGACAACACCAGCAGACGCTAAAAATGCGGATAAGCCTGATCGGATGTATAAGGTAGGTAACTCTCTGGATCCGTCAGAAGGTAAAAAAGGCGGTGATGCTGTTCGGATTACTCACAGAGACATTGCTAAATTTGAAATACAAAAAGATTATTCCGCGCAGATTTTAGCAGGAGGAGGGGGAGGGGGCGCTGGTGATCGCCTTAATTCAGAACAGTTATTTAGGCTCGCTGTGGTAGGGCGCTCGGGAAGCATAACTACAAGTACTTCAAGGAGCGGTGAAGAGTCAAAAGATTGGATGAATGATATTAAGAGTCAATATGGCCGAGCTATACCCGATATGGACTTCACTGCAATGACAGAATTAGCTGCTGGTAAGCTTATACCCAATGTATTTGATGGAAGCACCGTAAAATATGGGCAGTTGAAGGTAACAGCAGCAGGTGATATTGTAGGGACACATTCGGGAGGTGCTGGGGGAGGTGGACAAGGATTCAGCAGCAGCATTATTCAAACCATAAAGCGCGGCGGGGTCTACTATAAAATGCCGTTAATTCTTTCTAAGGGTGGAAAAAGAGTACGAATACAAGGGAATGACGGGGAAAATATCAGTATTACAATTGAACCCTTTCTAAGTCAAAATGGAACATTAAAAGGGCCCGGAACCGGTCAAGGTGTTAGTGCCCCTTTAAAGGAAACCCAAGGAGGGGATGGCGCTATCTTCGGAAGCACGGGGGGAACAGGGGAAAAAGATGACGCAGGGGCAGACGACCCTTTCTCCCTTGACAAGGGTAATTCAGGAGGGAGATTGGGAGGGGTACCGGGGAAGGCTATTCGTATTCTCGATTATAGCGGTACGGCTCATTATACGCCAACAAATTTTCGAAATAAGATGTTGTTTATTGGACCTAGGTTCTTTAATCCCTCGAATATAGAGGGGTTGGTGGCGCAGTTTGATGCCCAAGATACTTCTAATATTTTAAACGTTAGTGCTGGGGCTATTGAGGATAACACTGGTGTTGGAAAATGGACATCTAAAAATGATGCTAATGTTTACCTCCAGCAAACCAGTGCTGGCTCAACACCTACATTCTTTGGGGGCACCTATGCCACCGGAACCGCGACACAAAGCGGTAATACCGTTACGGGGGTAGGGACAACATGGGGAGCGTGGATGGTTGGCATGACGTTTAATTTTACCGGAGGATCTGCTAGCGCCGGGTTAATAACAGCGTTTACTAGTGTTACTCAGATGACGGTGACTGTATCTCAGGCGGTGGGTGTTGCTGAGGGCTATAAAGTTGAAGGCTCCAACCAGCCTTCGGCAACAGCGAGCAATCCTTCGCCTTTAAATGATACATATTTTAATTCTAAAAATTATGTTTACTTTTATCCTACTGCGGCTAATGCGGCAGATTATTTTGAGTTAAAGGGCGCTACAGGAAACGACATTACTGTAGACGAAAATGCCATAACAGGTACAACTTCTCTGAAGGTTGCTTCCTTGGGAGTTGGGTTGGCCAGCGGGACGGTTATTCATTTTGAGAAGGGCAGCGAGACCCCAACGTCAAGCAAATTTGTTTTGAGCAGCTCTGCTGCCGCCTCTGTCTCACAGGTTACTTTAACAGGCAAACTTTATACTTCAGGAGCAGAGGCAACAACCACAATCACCAAGGGTACCAAGGGGTGGACAAAGCTTTCTTCTTTGATGAATGGTTTTGAAGTTTTTTATATGCTTTATGCGGACAAGTGGGAGAAAGTTGAAGAAACAGGTGGTTCTGGGATTGTTTTTGCGGGAGGTAAGGGACATTTAACTCCTACATATAAAACTGGTTTTACGCGCTTTTCGGATCTTGATAGTCGGCATATGTCTCAATATTATGGGCGCAATAAAGATTTGGTTCAGGAAACTATGGGTTTAAAGGGAACTGATATGTTTCAGTTTAGAGATTGGGCCATGTTGGAAAATACGGATAAATTGCCGGTATATAGAGCATGGTCTTATAACTTGAGAGCTACGCGCACGCAGAAGTCCCTTATCTATCGCGCTAGAAACGAGGGAAGCCCGCTGGGTCAGGAGAGTTTTGCAGGCAACACTTTTAATTTTATGTCTACCCCGATTATAGGGGCAAGTCAAATCGACGCCAACCAACAAGTTGGTTTTCATGGGGCTATAGCAGAAATTTTGATATATAATCGCACTTTGACTGAGGCCGAAAGGGCTTGTGTAACCGGGTATCTAATGAATAAATATTTACACATCAAAACAACCGAGCTGGGAACGCGAGAAGATCTAATTCGCTCAAAGATAAACATTTATGGAACGGATAAGAATGGATTCGCTGGCCCAATTTATTTTAAATAAAAATGTCAACACAAGCACATAATCAAGCAATAAGCGATCTTCTGCCAGATACAATTATAGAGTTGTATGAGGTAGAACTAGGAGGATCGGATGGTATCAAAAGGTTTCATGCGGGCAAGATAGTTGAAAAAGATATTGTCTTGTCGGAAGTGACTGATGACGGGGTTAAGATTCCCCATACATATTTTGCTATACCTTTTGAGGTTGATGGTTTTGAATCCAGAGGGGATGGACAGCTACCTAGGCCAAAACTCACGGTAGCCAATCCTAAGGGTGTTATTACAGATTTAATTAAGCGTCGAGATGATTTGGTAGGAAGCTTATTTAAGAGAATACGGATTTTTCTTAAGTATATAGATGAATCAAATTTTCCAGAAGGTATCAATCCTTTTGCCACTTCCGATCCCGCCTCGCGCTTTGATGATGATATATATGTATTCAATAGAAAGGTCACTGAAAATAAATATCTTATTGAGTTTGAGCTTGTTTCGCCTTTGGAAATGGAGAATGCCAAGCTTCCTGCTCGTATCATGATCGCTAATTATTGTCCTTGGCACTATAGGGGACTAGGGTGCAGGTATGGACAAAGAGGGGATATGAAGGGACCTGTAGTGTTGTCCAAACAAGGTGCTGCCTATTTTTTGGAAGAGACTGCGGCGGCTGGGCAATCGGACGAGGACAATCTGGTGGCGAATCTAGGAGTGGCTGTGGCTGACGAGAATGATAAAGGGTTTACAGGCAGTGGTGGTTATGATTTAGGGAGGCTCAATTGGGCTTATGATTATGATCATAACGGTTTTACCACTGTAATTACAGGCAGCTCAGCTAACGATGAGGCCACCTCAATTGATGTTGGGACTACTGTCAAAATTGATAAGGTGGGTGGTTACGCTAAAGGAGATTATACTCTGAGCGCACTGACCGTTGATACAACTTCTAGGATAATTTACGCAGGGCAAACCATTACATTTACAGGGGGAGGAGAATTGAAGGTATCTGCGACGGCTAGTAGTGGCGCTACTTCTATTTTTGGTACCCTGTCAGTGGGGGCTGTGGCAGATAATGAAGTTGGTAGTGTTGGGATCACAGCCAAAATCTCACGAGGTAGAACAATTAAATTTAGCGACGGTTCTTTGATAGCGTTAAGTGCAACGGCCTCAAAAAACGCAACTTCTTTAGCTAGTGCGACTGTTGATTATGCAGGCGCCATAGGGGAGATAAAATATGGAGGCTTAAGAACACCTACCACAGGGGGTACATTAGCTGCGGGTGAAGTTGGTACCCTAGGTTATGTGATGGGGGACATGGTGCGCGTGAAGCCGGAAATGCCCACAGCTTTTACGAAGCCGAAAAATGAGACGGTGAGTCCCGGGATTTCTTTAGATAGGTTTTTTGTGTGCATCAAGGATCATTATACAGCGCAAGATCCTCGTTATAAGAGCGAATATTGGAGAGAAGATCAATGCGGCAAAACTTTGTTTTCTTGCAGACTAAGGTACAAAGAGTTTGCCGCGGAAAAAGGTTTGCCTTTTGGGGGTTTTCCATCAATTGAAGCTTATCGATACACCAATTAAATTAAATTTTTTAAAATTTATAGCACGACTTTCTTTGTTGAATGACACCGAAATATGTGGATTAGGCACAAAAAACAGTCTATTTTTTTTAAAAAACGTAGCACCTGATAGAAAAACTGGTTTTTTGATAGATCCTTTAGATTATTTTCATCTTTTTGACGGGTCTAAGCTCGGTTTTTGCTTCCATTCCCATCCAGAGGGTTCCTGTGAGCCAAGTTCAATGGACGTGGAGATGTCGCGTAATGCTCTTATTGATTTTTTGGTTTTTTCTGTGCGAGACAAAAAGTTTTCGCTCTATAGCCCTGTGAGTGAAGAAACGATTTATTTTTCAATTTAAAAGTGTATAATGTAGTGTGGTTACTGTATTTCTAGAAGGTCAAATAGCAGCTGGGCTAGAGAGGCGGTGGCGTCTTAATATACGCACGGCGGCAGACGCTTTGCGGGCTATTCACGCTAATACAGGGAATTTTTTGGGAAGCGTTATAAAGCATAAAAATCATTATGTAGTTATGGTGGATGGTAAGCCCTTGGAAAATACCGCGTCTTTATACAAAAAGGTTAAAAAAAGCATTTGTATTATTCCAGTCATAGCAGGGGCTATTGTTTATTGGCCAGCAATCAAAGCTGCTATGGCATGGTTGGCCAAGCATTGGGCCGCATATGCGGCGTGGGGAGAGGGGGTACAGTTGTTAGTTGCAGCGGTTATTGTAATCGGGGGATATGCTTTGATCTCTTATGGAATACATTTGCTTGTGGAATCTATAATGGGCAAAGATGATCCTGACCTCGTGTCAACAACCAGCTATGTTTTCCGGGGACCTCAAAATGTAACCGATCAAGGAAATCCTGTCCCTATAGCTTATGGAAGGTTAATGGCGGGCAGCAAGGTAATTTCAACATCTCTTAGTAGCGCAGACAAGTCTAATGATAGTTTTATTAGAGAAAATCTTAAGTTTGGTACAACACACAGTAATTTAAAAGAAGGAGGCGCAATGGTAACGCGGCCACTATTATGACTACAATAAGAATAGAAGGCTGGCTGGGTGACTTGTTGGGAAAAAAATGGAATTTAAAGGTTAAAAATTTTGTAGAGCTTTTTAATGCCATTGAAAATAATACTCATAAACTCAGGTCTTTTCTTCTTAAAAATCGTGGAAATTCATTTGCTATGTTTGTTGATGGAGAGCTGGTTGACAATAAAAATTTTCTTTTCACTAACGTTGATGGTAAAAAAGTAGATATTCTGCCTGTTTTGGCGGGAGCAACCACAGCTATCGCACAGTCGATTGCAAAAGCTGTTTTGGGTACCGCCAAGGGGTTTGCTTTCGAGGCCGCGGTATTTGTGTTGGATACGCTTATCACTGCTGTTATTACGATGGGTATTAGCGTTTTAATTGCAAAACTAATGGCCCCTGATGATCCTCAGGCTGTAAATACCACTTCTTTTATTTTTGGGTCAGCTGAAAATGTGTCAAGTCAGGGACAAGTGGTTCCTGTTGGTTATGGTAGAATGAGGACTGGTAGCAAGGTGATTTCAACGTCCATGAGTACCATGGATAAGAAAAAATTTGCTGATGAAGAAAAGGAGGTTTCTACGGCTACGGTATATGGGATGGGAAACCTTAATGCGTTGTCGCCCTACGGTGCACGTATGAGTACCTTACGTTAAAATGATTCATTATAATACAACTCCTGTGCGTGTAGGCAGCCATTGGCATGTGGTAGTTAATGGTGAGTTGTCTGTGGTGCCACTATTAGCTGGACGTATGCCAACTTTGCATGATGGTGGTTTCGATGTGGGTACGGGTGGTACTGCTGGTATTGCTGGTGGTTCGGAGGTAATAGTGGTACAGCCCCCTAAGACTCCACCGGCAGCGGAGCTACCGAAGAATCCACCCGCTGACGGATCGAATCCCCAAATACCAGTGGAGATATCTAGTCCTGAGCTAGAAATTGATCCAGATTTTAATGACACAAAAGAAGAAACGGTTTCTGAAACCATAACTGACACTACACCTAGATATGTTCCAGAGTTACCGGAGGAAGAGGTGGTTGACACCCCTGTAGTCTTGACCGACAGCGCAGAACCAACGCAGGTAATAGGAAAAAAGGGTGAAGATGTCCCTACGGCCACTTCCTCTGAAATAAAAACATGGTATGAAACAAATTTCACCAATGCAAATGTAATGCCTAATGTGGACCCCACCAATACCACTTTAGAGTCAGTAAGTGTTTATAAATGCATTGATTTGATAAGCGAGGGGGAAATAGCCGGATTATGCGATGCGAGGGGTAATTTAATTCAGCTGACAGACAGTACGGACGCAGGATCTTTGGAAAAAAATGAGAATGGGTTTCGGGGAATTTATTTCAACGATGTTCCTGTTAAAAATACGAATAGCAATACATTAAATTATGCACGCGCCTTTGCGGAGATTAAATATGGAACAGCGGACCAAGGCATGTTGGCTCATAGCGCCAACCCAGCGCTTTCTCTTCGAGCCTCTTCTCAAACTTTCAATGTGGGTCTTACTCTACCTCCTCTTAACAAAAAAAATTATGAAACGATATGGGGGGCAGCGACCGCCCATACGTTTGTGATATCGGCAACTTGGGGAGCTCAGTCACATACATATGCGCACGTTCCTTTTAGGCAAGCTGGCGACCCTTCTCCTGCGGGGGTAAAGGTGAAGGGATGGTATGATTCAGATTGGCATGATGACGCTCCATATGATGATTACGGTAGAGGAGGGAGGCGCATTGAGAGCAATTCTCCTTCTTATTATTTAGGTAGTAAGGGTGAATGGTATGACATTATGACTAGAGCTTTTGAGGTGGCTCCTGTCAAATATCAGCATACAATCACCAATGATAATGTCACCGATATAGAGGTGGGTCTAATGGCTGTGGCCGCTTTTCGCAATGGCTCAGGCGACTCAGAACCCACAAGCATTAATTTTGGTATCAAAGTAGGATATGCAGATGATAGTACAATGGTAGCTGACGGGGGCTCTCAGGTGCATATTTTTGCGCCTATCTATGGAGAGTCTAGTGATCAGTATGTGCGCTCTTATATTTTTAGATTGCCTTTATCTGAGAAAGGTAGGGATAGACAGATAACTATAGTTAATATGAACCTTTTGCCTCTTGACAAAAAAGGCGCGCCATATCAATATTTTCAGGGGCGTGCGGGGGGAGTCAGCTATGTAAGCGAGGCGGTGACAAGAAATTTATCTTATCCCCATTCCGCAATTATAGGGACTATTGTAGATGCGCGAGCTTTTTCTAATATACCAAAAAGAACATTCGATCTTAAGTTAGGTAGGATTAAGTTACCTACTAATTACAACCCTGAAACACGTGAATATACAGGTAATTGGACCGGAGAATTTTCGATAGACAAATACTGGTCTAATAATCCTGCATGGATTTTTTATGATTTGGTGACCAATCCACGGTATGGTTTGGGAAAATATGGGTTTGGAGAAGGTATATTGGACAAATGGAATTTATATTCAATAGGTAAATATTGTGATGAATTAGTTGAGACAGGATATAGGCCAGAGATCCCACTCTCTGATTTTACAATAGCTCCTAACGGATATACAGTTACTATTGATGATAGCGTCGCTCAAAGAGGGGCCGCTTTTTTTCAAAAAGCAGGTTTTCTAACTGGTGCTACTGCTAGCTTTTTGAAGCCCAAGCAAAGTAACGGAAATAACGTGAGTTATGCATTTAGGCGACGGGTGGCAAATCCGAGGTATGACGACACCAGTGGAGCGCAACAGCTTACTTTTGATCTGCTTCGAGAACTTTCTCCGGAATATGTCTTTAGAAAATATAAAAAAACCACCGGTGGGGTGACAACTGAATGGTTAAGAGAGAAGTTCAAGGCAGAGAATGAGGCCAACCTTTCTCCCCCCGAATGGTTGCATAATTACATTATTCAAAATTATGATATTAAAGATACGGCAGTGGACGGGGTTGCTTTTGAGGGGCGCGATTTTATCAATGACTATACGGTGGGATTTCCTGTTTATAGGGGAATTACTCAGGGCAAAGTGGGCATTGAGTCCAATAAGACACGACCATTGCTAGAGCCGAGGTTTACTACCAATGTTTATCTGGATCGCGAGCAAGACGCTTATAATGTTTTAAATGATTTAGCTTCTGTTTTTAGAGGGATGCTTTACTGGAATAGTGGTTTTGTTTTTATATCTAATGATCAGCTTAGGCAGGCAATTTTACTGTTTACTAACGCTAATGTGAGGGAGGGTGTTTTTAATTATGCGGGTACAGCTAAAACCACACGTTTCACCTCGGTGTTGGTTAGGTATAACGATGAACGGGATAGCTTCAAACCGAAGGTAGAGTACGTCGAAGATGCGGCGGGACTGCGGAAGTTTGGTCATTTGGAGAAAAAGCTTATAGCCTTAGGGTGTACTTCTCGATCACAGGCTCACCGGCTTGGGAAATGGTTTTTATTCACCAATCAAACGGAAAGCGATCTAATTCAATTCAATACGGGTACCGAAGCTTCCTATTTGAGGCCGGGAGATGTTATAAAGGTTCAAGATAAACTAAAAAATGTAAAACGTTATGGCGGAAGGTTGATTGACGTGGATCACGCTAGTAGCGTTGTAACGTTGGACCAAGGAGTAGCTGAAGATGTGGTGGGTCAAAAGATTACTCTTTTAGTTCCTCGTGCCGCTAAAAAGACGGCAGCATTAGACCAATTTGCACGACAAGAAAGCAAAAAGGCCGCCGCTGACCCAAACAAAAACAGTTTTTCTGGAATTACACAAGATGACATCGACTCCACAAGGGCTACTCAAATCAAACAATTCACAGTTGAGTCGGTTAGTGTGAACGAGGGGGCAGAAGGAGGGCCTTCAAATAACATTACTATAGTAGAAAAAACTGACGAAGATTTCGCGCGTGTTAATAAGGGAACTGTTTGGTCTCTACAAAATACTAATGTAAGCTTTCAGATAGAAGAGATAGAGTATCGGGTTTTATCAGTAGTTGAAGAATCGCCGGGAGACTTTCAAGTCAGTGCTTTGATTTATAATAGGTCTAAGTTTGGTGCAGTGGATTCAAGCGACAACCTAACTGATACGCAGGCGTCTAAACCAGAGATTACACTAATTACGGACGCAGACAGGCCGCAACCATTAAGCGGTACAATTACTACAGAAGATATAAGAGGCGAAGCGACAGTATCGCTAGTTTATAATGCTTCTTTTGCCGAAAGAACAAGCAGCACAGATTTAGCAGTATTTGTTAATTTTGAGAATCTTAAATCTGAAGCGAAGCCTGCTATTAGTGCTCAGAATACAGGGGGATATTTGGTGGATATTTATGCCGGAGGAGCAAAGAGAACAATTGTATTGAACGGGCATAATAACACAAATTTTTATGTATTTTTAGGTAACGAAAACGAGCAAACACAAGTGGAGTATTTTATATATAGATTTGATACTGATTATGTTTTACAAGCCACGGGAGATCCTAGCGAATAATTATGCCTGTTTTTTCTAAAAAACATATTTTTATACCTGAAAACTATGGAGCTGCATTTCCTATTTCAGGATTTCAGGTTGCTAACGAGAAAAAAGGTTACCCTAACCTAGAGCCTTTTCCGTACGATACGAGCCTCGTTCCTTTTTCGGGAGAGTCTGGAATTTCTCAATACGCAACGGCGGCAAGCGGTGAATTTTTTACGTCGTCTCCCTTGATTGCGTGGAATATTCTTAATCCTTCTACCGAAGTTGCTATTGGTACTACAGAATTAGGGGCGAATCGAGCTTTTAAGGGCGTCAATCTTTATTTGTTGGATGAAACTGGGTTTCTTATACGGGAATTGACAACAGGGTATCGTTCGAACTCTTTAACGCTTCCTGTTTCTGACATCAAAAACTATTTTGATGAAGCTGTAGGAGATACAGCTTTTACTGACGCCCACAATCAACCCGGAAATCCAGTAGGAAAAGTGGGTATGGATCCTCGGGCTTTTAGGCTGCGAACGGAATCTATTGATTATTATGGGCGTACGGCTACAGGGGAGTACTTGTTAACTGCCCCTAGTCCTGATGTCACGGGCATGACTGTTTCTTATGCGGGCAGAAGCGTTCAGCTTTCTCCCTCATATACAAAAGCTTCTGGAATTAGGGCAGCTACGGTTTATTTGTCTACGAATATTGATACTTTTAATTTGGATTTAACAGGGTCCGGCGTTCCGGCTTATAACTATAGTCAAAGATTTAATTTTGGAGAAAACTTTGACCCTCTTTCTCAAGGAACGCTTAATATGGCTTTCCCGATGGATTCGGGTTATTTTTGTCAGATAGTAGCAGAGGATCAGTTTGGCACAGGTGAGTCCTACCTATATCCTAGCTCCATTAAGCCGTTACCACTTGAGCCTTTATTTTTCAAACTTCAACCTTCTGGTATTAGCGGAAAAGTCTTTGCAAGTCAAGATCTATTCAATGATTATGTTCGCACAGAAGCTATCGTTAAGTGTCATAGAGAAAATTGGCCGGGAAAATTGGAGTATGAGATACGGTTAGAGGAAAGCGGCAAATTTGTTGATAGTGTTAACTCTTATTATACTACCACTCCTTTTGTAAAGGGTGTTAATCGTTTTATCCATGGGACCGGTAGTGGAAGGCTTGATAGGCAGTTTTTGCAGTTAAATCCGACTTTAAATGATGTGGCTTATAGTGGTTTATCGGCGACTCCTATTTTTGAGCCTTATACAGAAATAGATCCGGGGAGCGATCCTTCGACAGGCGATGGTATCAAATGGTTGGACCACACTCTCCTTTTAGACAATACCAGATCATTGCCACCCGGCGAAGCAACAGGGCAACGGGCTATACATGAAGTAGCCATTGCTTCTGGATTTACCGAATCAAATCAAATTTATTTTGGAGTACAATGGTCAGGTGATCCTCAATTAGGAGGAGATCATGGTGATTTTGTGTTTTATCCTGATGGTGGTCTTGTCTCTGGGTCTCTTTATTCGGGCACTTACGCTGATGCTGCGACAGGAGGAAACGCTTCTTCGAATCAGTCTTCAGCGGGATATGCGGGATATGCCCCTTATTATGCATCTTTGGTTAGCGGCGTAACGGGCAGTCTTGTTGCTAAAAATTTATCCGGATTCCTTGTGACAGAATTTGAGCCTTAT